GAGGGGGATTTCTAATGCTGTTGACAATAGCAGGAACCGGGATTATACTCTGGTTACTTTATATAATAGATAGGGAGCTGGACAATGAGCAAGATTAAAGAGCAGTTGATAGGGTACGAGCAGAGCGACTGGTTGAGCGACGACGACCACGTTAGAATCACTGAGGTTGAGGAGTATTTATTCTACGCTATGACAGTATCAGAGATGCAACAGGCAGCACGACAGCACATACGCCACGACCTGTACACGACATCTAAGGAGGATTTTGACAGGATACACTACGACACCATAGGAGTGCATACAAAATGAGCAGGTGCAAAGCATGTGACGCTATACTAACGGAGTCAGAGATGAGGAAGGTAGATTTTAACACTAATCAGTTTTTGGACTTATGCTATGGCTGTGCAGTAGTGTCTAATCTGGCATTACTACAGGAGGACGATAGGATAGACCAGTCGATAGATGAAACTTTACGTGACTTAGGGTTTGACTTGTCCAACAATTAATGATATAATAATACTATAGTAAGTTATTTTGTTAAATACTACAAGATAACAAACTAAAGTAAACTTAAGTAGTAAACTAAAACCAACGATAGGAAAATTGATATGACAGCACAAGTATTAGAAGGTCTGGTAGCATTCGAGAATCTCGGTGAGCATGAGATGTACAACGGTCAATCCACCGGTAAGTTCTCTCTGGTATTGTCTTTAGATGAGGCAGACGCTGAGACATTGGACGCAGCAGGTATCAAATTGCGTGAGTACGAAGGCGTTAAGCAGCGTAAGTTTGCCAGTAAGTTCGAGGTAGGTGTTTTAAACGCAGATGGCACGGCATTTGAAGGTCGTATCCCACGAGGCTCCAAAGTACGTATCCTTTGGCAGGAAGGGTCTCCTCACCCGGTACACGGAACGTCCACCTACCTCAATAAGGTGAAGGTCTTGGAGGTCGCAGAGCAGGAGGAGGTAGCGGACTTTTAACTATGGATAAGTCTACCTTTCTAAAGCATGAGTCGTGCCCTAAGTGCGGCTCCGCTAACAACTTAGCAAGGTACTCAGACGGTCACGCACACTGTTTCAGTAACGGTTGCGGATACTACGAGAGAGGCAACGGAACTGCCTCAGACTTTGCACCACGTACACCTACACGGGCATTCGAGATGACAGGAGTTATAGCAGCAATCCCCGACAGGAGAATATCACAAGGTGTCGCACAGAAGTTTGGCGTCACTGTAGAGTTCTCACCAACGGGACAAATTGTAAAGCATCACTATCCTTACTACGACAAGGATACCAATAAGCCGACAGGGACGAAGGTTAGACAAGTAGAGACCAAGGGATTCTACGCAACGGGGAACTTTGATAACGTAGGCTTGTTTGGTCAGCAAGCATTCAGGGAAGGCGGTAAGTACATTACCATCACCGAGGGAGAAGCGGACGCACTGGCAGTCAGTGAGATGTTCGACGGCAAGTGGCCTGTAGTGTCCATCAGGTCAGGTGCGGCAGGAGCCAGTAAGGACATCAAGGCCAACTTGGAATGGCTTGAGACGTTCGACAATGTTGTTGTGTGTTTTGACAACGACAAGGCAGGACAGGAGGCAGCACAGTCAGTACTAGGCTTGTTCACCCCCAACAAGGCCAAGAACGTAGTACTACCCTTGAAGGACGCGGGGGATATGCTCAAGGCCAAAAAGGTACAGGAGTTCACACGGGCATGGTGGGACGCTAAAGCCTACAGACCGGACGGTATTGTCTCAGGGTTGGACACATGGGATATGTTGCAGGAGCAGAAGGACGTTAAGTCCATACCGTATCCTTGGACTTGTTTGAATGAGTACACGCATGGGTTCAGGCCAAGGGAACTGGTAACGATAACGTCAGGGTCGGGCATGGGTAAGTCTCAGATTATGCGAGAGCTTGAGCATTACCTATTGAAGAACACCGAGGACAACGTAGGTATCCTAGCATTGGAGGAGGACGTACCTAAAACCACGCTGGGTATTATGTCCATTGAGGCTAACAAGCAGTTACACTTACCGGACGTTAAGGAGTCGCTGGTAGAGGGAGAGGAACGGGGTTACTGGGAGAAGACATTCGGGCTAGACAGGATACACTTACTCGACCACTTCGGCAGCACCAGTGAGGACGACTTGCTAGGACGCATCAGGTACATGGCTAAGGGCTTGGACTGCAAATGGATTATCCTTGACCACCTCAGCATTGTAGTGTCAGACCAAGCGCAGGGTGATGAGCGCAAGGCAATCGACAGCATTATGACCAACCTACGGAAGATAGTGCAGGAGACAGGAGTCGGGTTATTCTTGGTGTCACACCTCAGACGACCATCAGGACAGAAGGCGCATGAGGACGGAGGTAAGATTAGCTTAGGAGAGCTACGAGGTTCAGCAGCCATCGCACAGTTGAGTGACATGGTGATTGGACTTGAACGAGACCAGCAACACGCAGACCCGGACACACGCAACACTACATGCGTAAGAGTCCTGAAGAATCGGTTTGTTGGACTCACAGGGGCGGCTTGTTACCTGTACTACGATAAACAGTCAGGCCGTATGATTGAGACAGCGTGTCCTACTGAGGACAATGTGGAGTTCTAACATGGTTAATAGAGTCGGTCAGTATCAGATTACAGAGACAGACATTGCAGACCCCGAGATGATAGACGAAGCAATAAATGAGTTAAAGAGATTGGGCAAGAAGAAAATATATCCGTATGGCGCAGGTCAGATATGCTTTCACCACAGGAATTGTTACTTCTTTATTTCCCCTCATACAATGAAGTGGACACCTAGACACAAAGCACATTGTAAGTGGTATGCAGGTTGCAACAGCATTGAGGAAATTTTTAGTTCTATTAATGGGTGGTGTGACTATAGAGATAGGAAGCGGCAGGAGTCCTCGATATAGTATGACGCATAATTACTTACGTAAGAGGCAGTAGGATATATCATTATGAAGCAGATAGTCTTTGACATTGAAGCTAATGGGCTTAACCCTGATAAGGTTTGGTGCATTATAGCCTACGAGAGGGAGGCTCAGGAGTACACAACTTGGTCAGGAGATGACCTACATTGTTTCAAGGACTGGATTAAGGAGCAAGGTGAGTTAGAGGTCATTGGTCACAACATCATCGGGTATGACATTCCAGTGTTGGAACAACTACTCGACGTAGACTTTAGCAAGTGTAAAGTTACTGACACATTAGTTATGTCCAGACTGGCAGAGCCATCACGTCAAGGCGGTCATTCATTGGAGAACTGGGGTCAGCTACTAAACCAACCGAAAGGAGAACACAGTGATTGGGACAATTTTTCTCAGGATATGGTGGAGTATTGCCGCCAAGACGTTAGAGTTAATGAACTTGTTTACCAGAGATTACTTCGTGAACTTGCAAGTTTTGGAAATCAAAGCCTTATGCTTGAGGGTCAAGTACAAGGGATTATTAGCAAGCAAATTAAAAGCGGCTGGCTGGTAGACCAAGAGAAAGCATTTGTACTCTTGGCGGAGTTGAAGGAAAAGAAGATGGACTTGGAGGACAGGGTACATGAGAAGTTTAAACCCTTGCCTACATTTATTAAGGAAGTAACCCCGAAGGTCAAGAAGGACGGCAGCTATTCCGTAGTCGGCCTGAAGTTCTTGGGGGAGCAATGGGAAACAGCAGTAGCACCATTTAGCAGACTGGACTATCCAGAGTTTAACTTAGGCTCACGACAACAGATAGGTCGTTACCTTAAACACTTCGGATGGAAACCAGAGACCTTTACAGAGAAAGGACAGCCAATCGTTGATGAGAGCGTTCTTAACAAGGTGAAGGGTATACCGGAAGCGGAGCTTATTGGTGAGTACCTTATGGTACAAAAGCGTATCGCGCAGATACAGAGTTGGTTGGACGCAGTTAAGGAAGACGGAAGAGTCCACGGTTACGTCAACGCTAACGGTGCGGTAACAGGACGCATGACACACTCAAGCCCCAACGTGGCTCAAGTACCGGCAGGTAACGCACCCTACGGTAAACAGTGCAGAGAGGTTTGGACAGTGCCTACAGGCTACAAGTTGGTAGGTATGGACGCAAGCGGATTGGAGTTACGTATGCTTGCACACTATATGAACGATGAGGCATACACAAATGAAATACTCACGGGAGATATTCACACGGCAAACCAGTTGGCTGCTGGCCTTGAAACTAGAAATCAAGCAAAGACTTTTATCTACGCTTTCCTTTACGGCGCAGGAGATTCAAAAATCGGAAGCATCGTCGGAGGAACTGCAAGGGATGGTAAACGACTTAAGGAAAAGTTCCTACGAAATACGCCAGCTCTTAGAACACTACGAGAACGAGTTGGAGTGGCTTCAGGAAGAGGTTATGTTCTTGGCTTGGATGGACGAAGGGTCGCTGTACGGTCAGAACACGCGGCATTAAACACTCTCTTACAGAGCGCAGGTGCAATCGTTATGAAGAAAGCACTGTGCCTACTGGATGAGTACGCCACGATGTACGGTATTGATTACAAGTTTATAGGAAACATACACGATGAAATCCAGACGGAGGTATCAGAAAAGGACGCAGACTGGTTTGGCAAGCTGGCAGCATCATGTGTTGAAGCAGCAGGACTCCACTTCAAACTCAACTGTCCTCTCGCCGGAGACTATCAAATCGGAACCGACTGGAGCCAGACACACTAAACAAGGTG